AGCATCTCTCATTTCTTCACTTCCAGCAGCTAATGCAGCGTGAGTTAGAGTTGTAACTTTTCCACCACCATAAGCGATTGTTACGGTAGTTGTAGAACCTTGTTCTATTAATTTAATGTCGTTACACGAGACTAATTGATTTTGCTCGTTAGTAACTGGTATACTTAAAAACTTTTGCATCGTTTAAAAAATTAAGTGGTTAATAATCTTACAAAGATAGCCTATTTTTCTAACATATCCTGGAAGGCTTTGTATATGTCAATGCCCTCATCTTTCTGAAAGAATGATGCCACTGTCTGTACGTGCTCTTCTCCAAAAGGAATAGTTAAAAGCTTGGTCTTTTTAGTCTTAAGATTATAATAAACATCCTTACCGTTGTTTCTTAAGCTTAATAATCCTTTATCAAATACTTTCACTACGGTATCTTGTAGTTCCAACATTGGGTCATTAAGAGCATCTAAGAAGTCTTCCGGATGATTTTTAGCAAATAGTATAATGTCTCTTTTTAATTCTGCAGTAGTCAAATTACCCACTCTAAGTTCTAAGAATACTCTACCTAAAGTTTCCATTTGGTCTAAAGTTAATTCAGAAGCTTGTTTAAATGCTTTTGCCTCAATCTCTAAATAATCTACTTCTTTTTGAGCATCTGCTTCCTTGTCTACTTCCTCAAAAACAGAACCATTGTCTGGATGGTAATGTAAAAATTCCTGTAATACAGGATTGTTTTTAGGAACATACAACATTCCATCTTCAAAAATAACTGGGTCTAATATTACGTTTTTGTCTTGCTCATCTTCAAAAGGACTCTTTTGATTGGATGCATAACGTAAAGGTCTATTGTGTTCACCATCAAAATATAATAATGGCTTTCTTCTTGTGTTTCTAGAATTAATCGTGTGACTTAATGGTTGATGACCGTTTCTCAACTTATACACGCGGTCTTTTATTTCTTTCTTTTTTTTCATTTGATTTAATTTAAATTTTAAAAAATAGGAGGGGATTGCTCCCCTCCATAAATTATACTATTATTTGAACAATACGAAATTGTTTGCACCCATAGTACATAGTGCTCTTTCTGATAAGAAATTAACTCTCATCTCGTCAACATCGCTAGTAGCTGCACCACCGGCAGAACCAGTAATCCAAGACTTATAACGTCTGTCTTCAGTTTCAGAAGCTCTGTATCTTACGTGTAAGAATGGTCTCTTAGCGTTTCTTCCTAATACTTGGTCATAAACGTTAGTTGAACCAGCTGGTACTAATACACCATCAATAGCTCCACCAACTAAACCACCTCGCATTGTAGGATCGTTAAGGTATTTCCAATCTGTCTTGTAGAAATCATATGCTCTTCTAAATCCAGAAAACCCTAGGTTTAATGCCATCTCTTCGTCATTATCAAATAATCCGTAAGATGAACCACCATTACCATAAGAGTTCTGAGCAGCTAACATATCATCAATCTCGAAAGACGTTTGTCTGTTTAAGAAAAGAACATTCTCTTCAATAGCGCCTTGCTTATCTAGTCTTTCGATAATAGAATCGAAATCTCCTAAATTAGTAATAGCACCTGTAAAGATATTGCCTCTTGTCTCAATAGCAGAAAATAATCCTTCAGAACCAACAAAACCACCAGCAGCAGCACCATTAGCTACAGCTCCTTCAGCTTTAACAGCTTCCACCATTGCAGTTTCTAAGTAATCTTCAAACCTCATTCTTGTTTCGTGCTCTGCTTTTAAATACCATAGGTATCCATTAGCCCCATCTTCAGTAGATACTTCTACCCACCCGATTTGAGCCATATCAGAACCACTAACAGCGTAGTTGTCTTTGATGATAATAGGATTGTTTTCTAGAATAGTGTCAAATGGCTCTAAAGAACCTTCCATTCCAGCTTGTCCTTTTTTAAATTCAGAACCATAGATGAAAACACTTAGCTTTTCTGAAGCACTACCTGTTCCTGTATATCCTCCTGTTTCGTAGAAAGAACAAGTGAAAGTATTTGCAGTAACATTAGTAACAACACCCTTGTTAGCAATACTAGCAAAGCCAGCATTTCCAGATATCATAACTGTTTGTCCTTTTCTAATAGCTATTTCTGATGCTGTACCAGCAGCAGCCATTATTTGGTCTGCAGGAATTAAAGTGTCAGCAACTGTAAATGTTCCTTGTCCAAGTCCAGCAGTAGCGTTAGTAGTTACGTCTGTATATTTAATGTGTAATCTACCTTGTTCTGCCCATTTAATAAGGTCAGAATTAGAAGGCATCTCAGCACCTACCATTCTTAAGAAAGAAGAAAGAGTTCTGTTTCCATATCTCTCAAATTCCTTTTCGTATGTGTCTGGCAAATATTGATTTAAAAAATCAAAACTTGTCATATAGTTTGTTGCGGTTGGTACTCTAGTAGCACTTGGCTGTAGAGCAAACCCCGGTATATTTAAACTCATTGTTTTTTGTTTTTAATGTTTAACTTATTTATTTTTTGGTGACCTAATTGTCAATCCTCGCCTAGACGAGGGTGTCGTAGCCTTAACAGTAAATCCTTGTTTAGATGTCACCTGCGGAGTTTGCCTCATATCTAAATTTATATTTTTAGATTTTTTAGCAGACTCATTAACAGCTGATGCCACCCCTTGCTCGTAAAAATACTTTGCAAACTTTTCAGGATTCATTGCCATTGACAACGACTTGTGATATCCAACTACATCCGATATCTCTCCTTGATCATTAGTAAACTTTGATATAAAGTTCATAATGTCAGATTGAGACTTCTTCAGTTCGTTGAAATCGCCAGGAGAATAAACATATTCTTTATCACTGATGTTAAACTTAAAACCTTTAAATTCTTCAGTAAACAATTTATTGGTGTTCTCCTGAAAACTTTCAGACCGCTTTCGCATTAATCCTTCAGTTTCCTTGGATTTCTCCACTTGTTCTTGATAAGCTTTAAACCTCTGTTGGTCTTCATCAGAAAACGTAGTGCCCATTGACTCAACAGGAACTTTATATTTTTCTTTTTGACCTTCAAAGTGTTTTAAAGCCTTCGCAAGCTCTTTTTTCTTATCTATGCTTTTCTTTTTTATTTCATCTTCCGAATCAACTTCAGGGTCAGTTCCGAATCTAGAATTAAGTAAATAATCTATTTCTTCCTTGTCTAAGCCTTCTTCAATTTCTGAATAATACATAGATAATACTTGATCAGGATTTTCTTTACTATAATCTTTATTGATTTTAGCAAAGTCTTCAAATCCACGACCAGTCTCTTTTTTATACTGTAAGTAAGTTGCTACATCTGCCGGCAACTCTTCTTGCTCTCTTTTAGCAAGTAGGTCATCAATAGAATTAACTTCCTTACTGTATTTCTCTCTAATAAATGAAAGAACTTCTTGTTCACCCATTTGTGGTTTTTCTTCCACTAAAGGCTCTTCTTTAATTGGTTCTTCAGCTTTAATAGGTTCTTCTGTTTTAGATTCACCTATATTAACTGCTTCTACCTTATTCTCTTCTACACTCTCACCGTTTACTTCGGCTTCGTGCTTTTGTAACAACTCTTCCTCTACTTGTGCTTTTGACTTCTGAGGTCCAGAATCGTATTCTTTTACTTTAATTTTCATTTAATTTAATTTTATTATGCAAAGTTACTAATTATTTTATTTATTTTATCGAGGTTCAAACTCTGCTAAATCGAACCCGTCTAAACTATCTTCTTTTGATTCAAAGTTAACTGGAGGTAATTTCTCTTGCCTCTGTTGAATCAACTTTGATTGCTCAGTGTTTTGTTGACTTATCCTTTCAGACTTAGCCTCTTCTCTTTTTGTTTCTCTTGTGTTGATAGCTGATTCTTCAACCCCCTTTAATTGCATATTAAGTTGAAATTCATAAGTCATTAACTGTTGTTTTAACGAAGCTTCGTTTTTTAACTTTTCTATTTCAAAAGCAATTTCCGCTTGTTTTGATCTCATTTTCATTTCACCCTCTAACTGTATCTTTTGCATTGCTGCATCCGAAGCCATCTTCTGAGATTGGAATTGAGTTTGAGCAGTCATCTGTTGTTGCATTGCCGCAGCTTCCCTATCAGCATCTTGTTTTCTTTTTCTCTTAAGCTTTAACAACTGATTAGCCATCTTTAAGTTTCTAACCTCTCTAATGTCAATAGCATCCTCTAGACTAATGTCATTCTTAGATAAAGCCATCTGAATGTTTTGTTCTAGCATCGCTTTTTCTTCTTCATCAGGAGCTACCTCAATAAATATACCGAAATCATATAGATACAAGTCTTTAATATCTTCTATTCTTTTTACATTGTATTTACCTATTTGATTAGCAAACTCTTCTTTAAAATCAGCATACTCTAATAAGTCGGCTATTCTTAAAGATAATCCTTCTGCAAGTGTTCTACTAATATATAAACTACCTTCTAGTATATGTCTAGTAGCTGTGTTAGAATTAAGAGCTGCTAGTTTCTGAACACCAACTAATGCATTTGGATCAGGTGTTGAGCCGTCTCTAGCTTCATTCAGTCCGGTTACCGCTCTAATCATTCCTAGGTAATGATTGTAATTTCCTATTAATGCAGCCATCTTAGATTGACCGCTACTAGTATTTAATTGCTGGATTGGAACTCTAGCATTATTAAACTCTCCATCTTGAGTATAACTTCTACCAACTACACTACCTGTTTGGAAGTATAATCTTAATGCGTCTTCTGGATTGTATGCTTGTCCCGTTCCTAAATCTACTTCACTTAGTCCATCTGCATCTATAAACACACCGTCTGGAACCATTTTAGCAACTACCTGCTGCAGCTTCAAGTGGCTTATTTGAATTTGATCTGCAAAAGGAATCATTCTTCTAACTAAAGATTCAATATTTCCTTTGTACATTCTTGGAGCACAAGCCACATAATTAGGCATAGCGTGTTGAGAAGCTGACTTTGGTCTTACCATATTCTCAGCTAGCTCCCACTTTAACATAATATTGGAACCAGCCACCATTATACCGTCGTACCAAACTTCAATAGTTTTTACAACTCTCTCAAACTTACCTTCCTTCATCATATCTTCTGGCGGGTTAAAAGTGTCGTCTTTCTCAATCATTCTTTCTCCACCACCTTCTAATATCTTTTTCTTATATACAAACTTTTTAGTAGTCTTGTAATTGAAATATATAAGAGTGGCAGTGTCTTTAAAAAATAAAGTGTTTTCGTAAAATCTATTTACATTATAATAATCATACCAAGTTTGACTATATTGAGATATCTTTTTTAGGTCATCTCTAGTTAAGTCAGGGTCTATTTTAATTAACTCAGCTATTGGAAGTGTTTTAACTTCACCCCAATAAAAACAATCTTTAAAATGTGGGTCTTCCGTATAACTATAAACTACGTTAGCTGGGTCTACATAATCTACTTGAACACCACTACCTGGTAAAAACTGGTGTTTTGCCATTCCTACACCAACTACTGTCATATCATAGTCAATTCTCTTTTTAATATCTTGATAATGATTTTCTTCTAAAACCGTATTAATAGCTTCTTCTTCAGCAATCTCAATAGATGGCTTGTATTTTAACTGCATATGTAATTGAAGTTCTTCATCATTTTCGGGAAGCTCTTCTACATCTGTCATAAATGGATTAATACCAAAAGACTCTTTAAAGTCAGTAAAGATATCTTTATTCAACATATCTCTTTCTACTAACTTCTGGTATTTGTTTCTGTGTTCACTAGATAAAGCATCTTGAGCATATGCCTTAACGTGAAATAATCTGTTTGACATTCCATTAACTACAATGTCCACAAACTTAGGAAGTATTGGAACTGGAGTCCAATCTAAGTTGAGGTATGATAAGTCACCATCAACAGCTAATTCATTCTTGTATTTAGCAACAGATTGTTCGCCTCTTGCATATCTTCTTAATTGATTAAAAGATTGAAGCTGGCTATAATACCTACAGCTACCTCCACCTTTTCTAAACCACTCATATTGAATAGCCTGACCTACCTGTAATCCATATTCCATTGTTGCTTTATCAGCATCAGTGGCAAATTGATCTGGAAAACCTGCGGGGTTTATTAATAATTCAACGTCTTTCATTTATTTCAGTAATTCGCTTATATTCCCCTTGTTAGCATATCTTGCAAAGTTAATGCTTATTTTTGAATCTTTTTTGACAGGAGTGTACAAATGTTTTTGATTAGCCATTATAGCTAAACCAGAACTAATTGAAGCATCAAATTTAGTTCTTTTATTAATATCAAAACGAGCCCAGTCTTCTAGAGTTCTAGTAAAGTACATTGACCCCATTTCATCCATTGCTCTAAACTCGCTAACCATATCTAGTCCAACATATTTTTCTATGTAAGACTCAATAGCAGATGCGTGAGATTGCTTAACATCTTCTGAAGTATTAGGAATGCCTCCAAGCTCTCTTTCTGTTTTAGATAGTTTGTTAAAACTTTTATCTGGTCTGTTTGTAGAAAAACCCCGATAACCTCTATTTTTAAAGTGATACAAAAGCCTTGGTTTGTTGTTTTCACAAAGTATTGGCATACCATAAAATACACAAGCCATTAATACTTCTTCAAAAAATATCTCTGCCGTTTGTGGTCTAGCTACATACTCCAAGAAAAACTCATTACTTGGAGCATCGTCCATATTAAATTTAGTCATTCCGTGTAAAGCGCCATTAGATCCTTTTCCACCAACCGTTCCTGAAATGTCATAACTATCACAACCAAAAGAACCAAGATGCTCGTTTCCAGGATAATATTTTCCGTTTCTTAGTTGTTTTTTATTTTGCAATTCGTATTTAGGTATCCAACTAACCAAGAACCTTCCTGTTTTATTTGGAGTCCATATTACTCTAGAATCTTTTATTCCATTCTCCCAATGAAAACTTCCCCTAGTCAGGTACTTAGCCTTCATTAACCCATCATTATAATCTATCTGTTGGTATATTTTAGTTAAGTTAAATAAAGACTGTTTACTTTCATCTCTAAATGCGTGAGACTCTGTTCTTGGAAACTGACGATAAAACTCATTAAGCGCATCTGCATCATTTTTTAAAGAATCAACTTCATTTTCCCAATAATCAACAGCTCCTGTAGTAATGTACTCACCATCGTTTCCTTTAACAGGCTTGTCTGGACTCTTTAAAACAGGCATTCCAAACTTATCTATGTAGCCTTCAAAATTCCATTCCATAGGAATAAATAAAGAATACAATCCTGATTTAGTTTGGCCATTAGCATTCCTTGATTTAGTATCAGAATCGTAATATAGCTTTTTAAAATTAGCCCCTCCTTTATCTAGTGCATTAGAAGTTGACCCCATCATACACTTTCCAATAACTTTACTACCTAATCTCAAACAGGTTTTTGTAACTCTCCAATTATTGAGTATGTTCTCAGGTTTTTCCCATTTACCACTTTCATCGTGTATTAATAGCTGAAGCTTTTCTCCATCATAAGAGTTGTCAGAAGTATTACGCCAATCTATTGTGGTGTCTAAACCTTCAAGTTCTTGATTATCAGATAAATACATATTCCTTTTAGTAATCTTACTTGCTGGAACGCGATAAGATAATTCTGTTTTTGGTTTATCCATACCGTCTTGAATAGGCTTAAAAAAGAATGGATAGTTATTAGAGATAGGAACTATTTTATCTGTAAACATTTTTTTGGCATCCGTTCCAGTTTTAGATAAAACTCCTATTCGAGCATCTTTAGATATAGTGGCAGTGTTAACAGTTTCTGAAGACCCCATAAATGAAAAACCAGAACGTCTTATCTTTAGATAACACATTCCAAAACTTCTTTTATCTGCTTTACAAGCTTCCCAAAACAAAAAAAATATTCTATTAGCTTCCCTAAACTCAGGGTGACCTACATCAATCTTTGTCCATTGTAAATAACAATAATGAGTTCCTGTAATATAAATGGGGTTGCCATTGTTATTAAACCAAAACCCCTCTTCTCTCCTGTCAAATTCCTGTTCAATATAACTCACCCAGGCATCTTTGAAGTCAGAAGACATTTCGTTCCATTGAAATATTGATTTTATTTTAGATAATGATTTTGGATATTCAAAAGGTTGCCAACACTTTTCTTCATTAGAGTAATACTTAGAAGGTGTTTTAGGTAATCCAATCTTTAATCCTTGAACTTCATATATATCACCTAATGTTCCGTCTTTAGAAATAACTACAATGTCATACTTTTCGTTGTATCCATATTTCCAGTTTTTGGCCTTGTTTTTTTTAGCCATTGCTGTTTTTGGAACAACATCTTGTAAAACTTTATTTAGACCTTCTCTCTGCAAAACCTTGGTTACTACTTGTTTTATTTACACTATTTAAAGCCTCTTCTTCTGCATCAATACGATTAAGTATTTCAAACGCATCAAAGATTGCTAGTTTTTTTGTTGCTGCTGCATTTTTTAGTCTGTCTGCTGCTAACTCATCATCTGGATCAGGCTTAATTATTTTTTCTTGAGCTACTTTTATTAATTGCTCTACCGCAGCTCTACCTGCTTTGATAATTTTTAATTTAATTTCTTTACTCATAACATCATTGTTATATTTTTAGATTTCATTCTATAAAGCGTTTTGTCATCTATTTTGAACTCATACTCTGACTCTGGTCTAAAACAAACTTTATCTCCTGTTTTTAAACCTAAAGTGGTTAGTTGAGGATTAGTTATTTCAATAGTTCCTGTAAGAGCTTGGTATTTATCACTATTAAATATGACAGATTCTTCTTTACTGGAAGGCTTAACAAAGCAATAATCTAAATGAGACTTCCATTCACCATCTTGTTTGTACATAAAAAACTGATTGGGTTCTACTATAAATAGATTGTCTTTCAAAAAACTTCTTCCACTTCTCTCTCTACCTTTCATATCATTGTAATACTTAAATACATTATGGTGTACTACCAATACGTCACCTACCTTTATGTCACCTTTATAGTTGAGCGGTGTAGCTACAACATTTGCAAAACGATTGGAAACAGTATGGTCTTCTTTAGATGAGCTGGTAATAAAGTCCACTCCTCCGATTTTTTTTACATTATCGTACCTAGTATCATTAACCGGAGTTACAATAAATCCAAAAGGTGATTTCATATTAAAAGTTAATATTGTATTCTACAGAAACTGGAATAGTAGCATTAAAGCTTTTCCAAAGAACAATTTCGTTTTCTCTAATAATCCAGATTTTAAAACAATCTTTTTCGTGTCTTATGTGATGTATGGTGTAATTACCCCCTAAAACATCTTGTCCAACAAGGTAATGCATAGCCCCAGACTTATAGTCAGGACCAACTGATATTTTTCTGATTTCCATTTCATTTGATTTTAAGTAGAATAAAAGTGAAGTGCTATTCTTTCTGTTGTAGCGGTTGATGTTTCTATAGCGTTAGCTAATGAAGAGTTAGGTTCTGTGGTATTTCCCACAAGAGAAAGTGCTAAATTAGTGTCAGAAAAACCTGTTGCACTCCCTAAATATCTTGACCCATTGTTTGAAGAAGCATAAATAACAATATCTTGTCCAGCTGTTAATGTTATGGGCGTTGAAAAAGTTAAAGTATTAACTCCAAGTGTTGTTAACACAGATGTAGTTTCGGTACCTAAAAGAGTGGATGATGAAGAACCAACTATGGTTCCGTTATATAACCCGATTGTTAATTGAGGTGATCCACTTATTTGATGCAAGAAAAAATCTACAGCATTAATGGTAATATCTATATCACAAACTGCTTGCACGAAAATTGTTGTTCCAGTGGATGACGAATCCAACGCTTTACCTGTTGATGCATATATAGACAGTGGCGTAAAACCAACAGCAATTGGAGTTGCAGTTGAGGCTTGCCAAGAAGCAGTAGTGCCGTTAGATGTTAATACCGTGTTGTTAACACCTATGCTTAATGCGCCTGGAACTCCATTACCATCGCCTAGCCAAATATTTCCTGTAGGTAAATTAGGTAAATCATTGGTTCTTCCAATAGCAGTTACCTGAATATTTCCATTAGCCCCTGTTTTAGTTATAATACCAACATTTTGAATTAAATTACTTCCAGTTTGCTTGTCTCTAGTTAGTAATAAGTTACCCGGAGTAGAAGTAGCTGCAACATAAACAATATCTCCTACAGCCGCTGCACCTGTCCCTAGTACAGTATTTATATTAATGTTTTTCAACATACCAACCTGAATCATTAAACCATTTGACGTGGCGGGTATGTCTTCCGCTGCTAAACCTATACAAGGCATATTAGCACTGCTATTAGCTGTTGCTATTTCAACCGACACTACGCCTGCCACTTCCCCAACAACTTTAAGTGGTTGACCTTTTAAAATAGCATTAGACGTATTGTTTCTAACCACTTCAACAACATTGCTATCAACATACTCTAGTCCATCCGCAGCAGCATTAACTCTTAATGACTGGCTTCTAGTTCCTAAAGAAGTTATTCCTGTTCCTCCGTTTGCGGTTGCTAAAGTACCACTTAATGTAAATGTACCTGTTGTTGTAATCGGATTAACAGTGTCACTACTTATTATAAGACCTGTTGTGCCTGCGCTTAATCCAACACTAGAAACAGTCCCCGAACCACTCCCGCTATAAAGATTAGCTATACTTTGCAAAGTAAAGGTTTTGGTGGCATTGCCTCCTGAAACGTCTGTTCCAATTACTAAATCTCCTGCAGCAGGACTCGCTTTGATAGGATAGGTGTTAGTGTTGCTTATCTTCGCCATTTTGTGTTACTGTTCCGTGTTCTAAGTTAATTACAGAGTTTTCTCCGTACTTTTTTATTAATTCGTTTTCTAATGATTCAAATTCTATTCTTATTGAATCTACTCTTTTAAGAACTGAGCTTTTCTGTATTGACAGTTCTCCTAGTTGTACTTTAAGTGATTGAAACTCCGAGTTCAAACCTCTTAAAGATTTTAATTCTTTTTCTTCTAATTTCATTTAATTTAATTTATCCTTACAAAGATAATCATTTTCTTCTTGATGCTGAAGACCCATAAAAATAACCAAAAATACTCAAGACAATTCCTTCTGTAACTCCGATTAAATGAATCCAAATCTCTTTGTTGTGGTTTGGCACTTCTAAATAAACAATAGCATACACTAAAAAAGTAAAACAAGAAAGGCCGACTAAGCCTGTTAAATTAAACATAAAATCAAAACGATTTGCTTTAGCTAACTCAACTTCTCTTTCTCTGGCTGAGTCTCGATCTTCAACCTCTAACTTATAAAGTTCTACTACTTGCTGATGAAGTGCTTCTTTTTCTTCTGATGTAAGATCTGGCTCTTGGCTGATGACATTTTTAATAATTCCGAGGGTTCCATTGGAAGGAAGGATGTCTCCAATTTTATCTAATACTGCAGGAGCTTTTTCTTTTAAGAATTTACCTATTTTAGTATCTTTTAATTTCTTTTTCATCCTGAACAGCTTTCACAAGTTTCATCATTTATGTCACACGTTCTTTCTGGAACTGGTTTGTTTTCCAGTTTTTCTAGCATTTTTTCAAACTCTGTTTTTTCTTCTATCATTTGTGTAAAAATAAACCTTCTATAAATGTTCCTATTCCTGTTAAAAGCACCGCTACGGATGTCCAAAACTTCTTTTCTAAACTTCTGATTCTTTTTTCGTGGTCATTTTTTTGCTTGCTAATTTCTTCCAGTTGGTTTTTCATTACCGCCTGACCCTGTAAAAGTTGATTAATTTTCTCCTCCATAGACTTTGTATTTGGTTCTATTATTATCGTCTTTATAAGCCACTAGTATTTGACCTCTTTGTTTTCCATCTACGTTGTAACTTACGTGAACCCAACTAGGATTTTCTTCTGTTCCAAACTCCCAAATTAATTGATCAAAGTCTAAATTATCTTTTATGTAATGAAATACCTCAGCATTGTTAGGGTCGGTAGTGTGATCTCTATCTAAATCCACAGCCTCTCCTTTACAATGTTGTGAGGTAGCTACATACTTGCCATCTATATACTTATGAGCGCCTCCTATGGCTTTATTAAGGGTTTCTGAACGATAGCCACTACTAATGTTGAAAGGAACTCCAAAATTGTCTCTAATCGGCTGAAATATCTTCTCGGCAAATACTTTCATATTTTCAATATGTTCTTCAGTTGGACTATTGTCTATACCTCTTCTGCTAGCGGTGCCACTTTTAAGCATTTCAGCAAGGGACAAGTTTTTGGATAGTTTCATTTCTTTACTCTGTTTTTAGCTGTTAATAATATTCTTTCTTCCATCTTAGCTACCTTTACTTTTAGGTTGAGGTTTTCTTGAATAAGTTCATCTATCTTTACTTCTAGGCTGCTAATTTTTTCCGTAAGTCTACCTATTTGATCATCTTCTTTTTTAGCGTTGATGTCGATCTTCTTCTTAATTATATTCCATATCTCCTTGACTCCAAGTGCTGAAATCAAAGCTATTAAGATAGTTTCCTCCATATTATCTGCCTTGACCACGGTATTTTGGTTTGTATCCCGTCTGCCCTTTGGAAGCATTCTTAGAATGTACCCCAGGTCTTTTTGTGGTTATTTTCTTTCTATACTTCACTACTCAGGGTCTGCTGGTGTCCATTCTGGGGTAGCTAGTAAAACTAGTATCTCTTCGTGAGTATAAGTCCCTACTGGAACTAATGACCCGTTAGTGATAAAAGAAGGTTCTACCTGAAAAGATAAAACACCTTGAGTATTTGCTACATTTCTTCTCATTGTTTGAGCAGAAGATTGGTTCACCTGACTGAATAAAACTGAGTTCGTGTCAGATAGGTTAATTACTACATAAGTTGTTGCCATTTTTTTGTTTTTTACAAAGTTAATATTTTTTTATGATGGTACGTCTGTTCCTTTAGCAGTAACCGCCATTCCACTTGATATTGCATTAGCTGTACTATATGGCGCATCACCTAATAAATTACCTTCTACCATTCCAGTTGACGTTCCATTAGCTGTTGTACCTACACCATTTGTTAAAGCATCTACACCCATATTTTGACTTTCACCATTGTTTGTTCCTTTTTCATCAGCAAAAGTCCATCCACTTACATAAGAACTATTTTCACCTAACTGCCACCAAGAAACAAGGTTAGAATATGCAGAGTGAGAATTTAAATTACTAGGAAGACCCTCATTGTAAATTTCTGTTACTTGTACTTGTGTTAAAGCAGTGCTCCAATAAGATACATTAGAAATTTGTCCATTAAAATAAAGCCCTGCGTTTCCAGGTAAATAACCAATAGTAAAAGGTGCTATACCAGTAGGTGTTGCTCCAGCAGCCGCATCATTACCTTTTACATTATCAACATAAATTCTAGCTGTTGTACCGTCAGAAGTACAAACTACGTGATGCCATTTTCCATCATCTATTGGGTTCAAAGTGTAATTAGCTTCTTTCCAGCCACCAGAAAATATATTAAACCTAAATCTATTTAGAGATGCGCTCATTTGTAAATTAAAAATAGCATTATCCCCAAATACTACACCAAAACTATTTTGGTTACTTGATTTCATCCAAGCAGAAACAGAAAAATTTGAAGTTAACTTTAAACTACTATCATTACCACAATCTATATAATCATCTGTTCCATCAAAATTCATAGCATATTTACTATAAGGTGCAACTGTTTGTAAGTCACTTTGAACAAGGTTTGATTGAGACATCCCTGAGCTTTCCCCGTTTAGTGTTGATACTGAGCCTGGTGCTTCAGTAGCTCCGTTATTAGTTCCGTTGTTAGATCCTTTTGAATCTTCAATACCTGTAGTTGTAT